ATGATCTGGCAATTTGGGATCGAGTCCTTACATCCACCGAGGTTTTGGACATTTATACGCGAGGCAATTCAAATAACGAATGTTTATTATCAGGGAGCTTAACAAGACCGTCCCTCGCAGCTTATTACGATATGGAGTGCGATGGACCTGGAAGCGCAAACCTTAAAGATTTATCTGGCAACGATTTATCAGGAACTTTGACCAAGATGAGCACTGGTTCGTGCGGTTCAGGCTAAAGCCCACAATTTATAGTATTTTACTAAAGTTACTGACTATTTATTGAAGACTATTATTACTATTAGGAGAAACAAATGTCATCAACTATGTTAGAACAAGCCGTCATTGACGCCCAAGCCCTCAAAGAAGCTGCAATTACGAACGCAGAACAGCAAGTCATTGAGAAGTATTCAGGCGAAATTAAAGAAGCTGTGGATTCACTTCTGGAAGCCCCGTTTGATGACGATCCATTCGCAGATCCTGGCGAAGAAGAGATCGATAGAGACGAAGTCGTGGATCAAATACCCATGAAAGCGTTAGATGGCGAAGAAGCTTGTGAATGCCCTGAAAGCGAAGAACCAATTGAACTTGATTTAGACCAATTACAAGCACTAGCAGATCAAGAAACTGGCGAAGAAACCGAAGAAGAAATGATGTTCGAAGCAACATCCGAAGAAATCTTAAACCTTTTATCTGAAACTGAAGAAGAATTAGTTGAAGAAGAAAAAGAAGAAATTGTTGACGAAGAAATTGAATTAGACGAGGAAGCTCTCAAAGATGCAATTAAAGAAATGTTAACAGTTGATCTAGCTGTTGAGGCTCGTGGTGATTTGGGAACAACTCATCCAACGAAAGCTCAACAAGTATATGCTGTAGAAGCTGCCGCAGCAGCCTTGGCCGACACTGAAAAGGCCGAGGAGAACAAAAAGTTCAAACAAATGGTAGCAGATTTACAAGAGCAAGTAAAATCTCTCAAAAACAAAAATCAAAAGATTTTAAAAGAGTACAGAGAACTCAAGAGTGTTGCCCTTGATGTAAGCAAAAAGTTTGAAGGAATTAACCTTTCAAACGCAAAATTGGTTTACAAAAATCGCGTATTAGAATCTCACTCCTTGAATGAGCGACAAAAAGAGAATCTTGTCGAATCGATTTCTAAAGCGAAGTCAATTGATGAAACAAAAGTTATTTTTGAAACATTACAAAACTCTATTTCAACAAATTCTAAGGGTCATGCTCCTGGTAATTTGAGAGAAGCGATGAGCAAAAATAGCCGACTTGTTTTAAAATCAAATAGTAATAGTAAAAATAAGCAAGCAGATTCTTCTGTTTCTGACAGAATGAAGAAACTTGCTGGAATAATTTAAGGAGAAAAATACAATGAGTATTATTGAAAAATTGACCGAGGGCATTGTTCACAAAAATGTCCAAAAAGAAGGTCAAGCACTTTTAGATAAGTGGGAAAATACCGGCCTTTTGGAAGGTATTGAAGGTGATCATGGTCGTAATTCGATGGCCATGCTTTTAGAAAATCAAGCGAAAGAATTGTTGCGTGAAGCAGCTTCTACGATGGCGGGTGGTGATGTTGAAGGTTTTGCAGCTGTTGCATTTCCTATTGTTCGCAGAGTGTTTGGAGGGTTGGTTGCAAACGAACTTGTTTCAGTTCAACCAATGAGTCTACCTAGTGGCCTCATTTTCTTCCTCGACTTTACGACTGCAACGACACGTCTAGGTTATGAGACTGGCGAATCGGTATATGGTGGCCAAGTTGTTGGTTCTCAACTTACTGGTGGTGTAAATCTTTCTGGTATTGAAGCAGCAGAAGATAGCTTTTATTCTTTGAATAATGGTTATGCAAGTCCAACTGGTTCGAATGTGGCAATAACGATGGAAGTTTTTGCATCTGGTACGTTTGGAGGCACAGGTTCTGTACTTCCCGAAGGTGCCGTCACTGAGACGACGGGGCTTTCTGGGCCAACTGCACAAAATGCATTAAATGCGCTTTGTCGTTATGATCCTGACTTTACATCAGGTTCAACGACTGTAGGATTCTTTAAGGTTGCAGCATCAGCCTTCGATCAACTTAACAGAGATGATTTGATTACAATTTCTGCAAACATTAATCCACTTAGCGGTGGCGCACCTCAAGTGAGGCGATTGACTCAATGGTCTGGTAGTAATAATGGTATGTGGCAAGCTGGTGATCCAAAGAATCATGTTCTTATTTGTCGGGCTAGTCTAGCTGGAAGTACCAGCACCCAGGGAATAGTGGAAGCGGCTGCTATTGGAGCCAACTATACAACTACGGGAAGTTATTCCTTTGCTGAATTCGATGATTTCACCAGCACTGGCGTTGCGACTGGTGGTATTGTTGGAGCGACATCGTGGGGTCTTGAAAACGATGTTGGAATTCCAGAAATTAATATCAAAGTTGATTCCGTGTCCATCACGGCTCAGACCAAAAAGCTAAAAGCTATCTGGACTCCTGAGTTGCAGCAAGATATTAACGCTTACCATAATCTCGATGCGGAAGTTGAATTGACGAGCATTCTTTCTGAGCAAATTGCTCTGGAACTTGATCAAGAAATTCTTAACGACCTTATCCAAGGTGCAACGGCTGGAAGGTATTTCTGGTCACGCAAACCTGGTAAATTCGTTGATTTGGTGAAAGGTAGTGTTGTCAATCAAACTCTATTCCCTGATTTCACAGGAACCGTTTCCGAATGGTATGAGACTTTGATTGAAACTATGAATGACGTTTCGGCGGCTATTCATCGCAAGACTCTCCGTGGTGGAGCTAACTTCGTGGTTTGCGGACCTGAAGTTGCGAACATCCTTGAGTTTACCGCTGGATTCCGTGCAGATACGACTGCTGACGAGAATAAGGGCACCATCGGTGCTGTTAAGACCGGGCAGTTGAGCAAGAAATGGGATGTTTATGTTGATCCATACTTCCCACGGAATGTAGTTCTCGTAGGACGTAAAGGTAATAGCTTCTTAGAAAGCGGTTATGTTTATGCGCCATACGTGCCCCTGCAAGTCACTCCGACTATCTTCAATCCAGACGACTTCACTCCTCGCAAGGGCGTGATGACTCGTTATGCGAAGAAGATGGTTCGACCTGACATGTACGGGTTGGTTATCGTTCAAGATCTTTTAGGTTAAATTTATTAATCTAACAAAATCTTAAGGAACCCCGCTTCTCTTTTTTGGGAAGTGGGGTTTTCTTTTTCACTTAAGACCTGATTCGACTAATTACTTCACAGAGAGGTATAAAAATGGCAATTCCCAAATTAACACCAATTCAGCAGACGAGCCCAATTATTTTAACTTCTACCGGAAGTTCTGATGATGTTACCGGATCATTACCCTATGGTGTGTATAGTGGTTCTGTAGACTTTATAACAGGCGCAGTAGACCAAGTTGCTTTTACTTATAAAATGCTTGGCGGGGATGTTCTTGACATTGAATTAACACCAGGGAATGTGTATGCAGCTTACGAAACAGCTTGCTTAGAATATTCCTCTATCGTTAATAATCATCAGGCAAAAAATGCTTTATCGAATTATCTTGGAGCAACGACAGCATCATTTAATTCAAAAGGTGAGTATCTTTCTTCGTCTTTGTCCGCAAGTTTAAGCGGGACTCATATTGCATTAAAATACCCACAATTTCGATTTGAATACGCAAAAAGAGTTTCTGTTGGATTAGCCGATGCAGCAGCAGAAGGAAATCAAAGAGTTTATTCTGCATCTATTGCTTTAAGAGATGACGTTCAAGACTATGACTTACAACAAATTATTCAAGACGCTTCTATTGATGGAGGTGCTGCTGGTTCTGCATTTACTGGGAGTGTGAACAATAAAAGAATAACAATTCACAAAGTTTATTATAGATCTCCCTTAAGTATGTGGAGGTTTTATGGTTACTACGGTGGTTTAAATGTTGTTGGAAATCTTTATACCTATGGCCAGTATTCGGACGAGTCTACATTTGAGGTAATTCCTGCTTGGCAAAACAAACTTCAATCAATGGCTTTTGAAACAAATTTATATACCAGAGCTTCACACTATTCCTATGAAATTCGTGATAACAGAATAAGAGTGTTTCCTCCACCTTCTAATCCAGGCAGTGGCAGTCCTTCAAACATTTGGTTTGACTTCTCTATTCCACAAGATGCTTGGGATTCGGACGCTACGAGAGAAGACGGCACAGATGGCGTTAATAATTATAATACGCTGCCATTCACAAACATCCCCTATAAGAACATAAATTCAATGGGAAAACAATGGATTCGCAGATTCGCACTATCGGTTGCTAAAGAAATGTTGGCACAAATTAGAGGAAAATTTGGATCTATTCCAATACCAGGCAACGAAGTAACTCTAAACGCATCAGATCTATTAAGTCAAGCAAAAGACGAACAAACAGCACTCAAAGAAGAACTAAGAACTTTATTGGATGAATTGACATATAACTCATTAGTAGAAAAAGACGCAAAGCTGGTTGAAGATGCCAACAGTATTCAAACCAAAATTCCAATGGGAATTTTTGTGGGATAGGATTAAAAAATGTCAGATGATAATAATCGCTGGAAAAGGCCAGATAATCCACCACCGCCAATGTTTTTTGGCAAAAGCGAACGCAATCTTGTAAAGCAAGTTAATGATGAATTAATCGAGCGTGTCATTGGTCAAACAATTGTTTATTATCCAATCAGCGTGGAACACACCGATTTTCATCCTCTCTATGGCGAAGCAATTAAAAAGACTTTTTTGCCACCAGTGAGAGTTTATGTGTTGGTTGATTGGGAAGGACAAAAAACAACTGCAACTACTTTTGGTATTGATCGATTGTCATCAATTGTTGTCCATTTTCATAAACGACGATTAACAGAAGATCAGGATTTATTTGTCCGCGAAGGCGACTTTATTTTATTTGATAATTCCTATTATGAAATAGTTACTTTAACAGAGGCTAAACAATTATTTGGACAACCAGAACATGAGTTGGAAGTTTCAGCACAATGTTATCGAGCACGACAAGGATTATTTGACGGTGAATAGAAATGGATGATGATGACAATAAAAGTGCCGTAAAACGAACAATTTTACCCTTTAAACCTTCAACGATAGAGACTATCGATTACGCAGTTTATGATTGGATTAATGAGAAATTGAACATCTTTTCGAACACTAACAAGGGTTTTAAGAAGGTTCCAATTGAATGGGTCGCAGCAGAGCGTTCCTATCAAGTAAAAGAAGAAAAAGACATGCGTGATTCGAGTGGAGCACTGATCTTTCCGATCATTTCTTTAGAACGTTCAGGAATGACAAAAGATCCTTCAAAGAAAGGAATGTTTTATGGAAATATAGATCCTTTAAGCGCGAATCCTGTAAATGGCGGCTGGAAGGGCGGCTCAATTCAAATAGCAAGAAGAATCCAGCAAAACAAAACAGCAACTTTCATGGATGCCTATTCTGCGAGGAAGTATAATCAAACAGTCGGTAATGGACAAATTAATTTTCCTGGTCGCAACCCAAAACATAAAGCAGTCTATGAAGAAATTTCAGTTCCAATGCCGGTCTATGTTGATGTTTCCTATAACATTAAAATTAGAACAGAATATCAACAACAAATGAATGAAATTATCCAACCTTTTATTACTCAAACAGGTGGAATAAACTATGCAGTGATTACAAAAGATAAGCATCAGTTTGAACTATTTGTGCAAAGCGAACTATCTTCTGATAACAACATTACAGAGTTGGGAGATGAAACGAGAATTTATCAAACCACTGTTGGATTAAAAGTATTGGGTTATTTGGTCGGCAAAGATTCTAACCAAGAATCACCCAATATGGTAATTCGTGAAAGCTCAATCGATGTCCAAACTCCGCGAGAAAGAAACATTGTAGAATCAGATTTGCCATGGATTCACGGAAAATTACCCAGTTAATAAATGGCACCGGCTTTTAGAGCGATTGCTTACTATTTATTAGAGACTTTAAAAGTAACTTTTTCTGTTAAGGAGAACTAATAAATGCCAATTAATAAGTTTAGATTTGTATCGCCAGGGGTCCAAGTTGCCGAAATTGATAACTCTCAATTACCCGCAACTCCTGCTGATGTAGGCCCCACCATTATCGGACGCGCTCTAAGAGGACCAGGTTTGACGCCTGTAAGAATTTCATCAATGTCCGAATTTGTGGAAATTTTCGGAATGCCTCAAAACGGAGACGCAGGAAATGACCCGTGGAGAACGGGACCAGATACATTGGCTCCGACCTATGGTGCTTATGCTGCTCAAGCTTATTTGCGAAATAGTTCACCAATAACCTATGTTCGATTACTTGGACGTGCAAACGATAGCAACGACGGTTCTACAAGTGAAGGCATCTCAGCTCTGGCTGGTTGGAAAGTTCCTTCACCTTCATTACAAGGAACTGGCGGCGCGATGGGATTGTTTGTGTTTCCATCGGGAACGATGCTCGGCGGTGCTGGTTCAGGCCGCGCAATAACGGCTGGTGATGCTGGTGCTCGACTCACAGGAACATTAGCAGCAGTCTTTTATTGCTCCACAGGCTCTGTCTTTCTCGTAGGAAACGATCAGGCTGGAGTTAACATTTCAGGAACTGCGGCACCAGTTAAGTGCGATTCAGCAGGTAATCTAAAAGCAGTTATCGTTCCACAAGGCGCAGGCTTACAAGTGGCTTCCGCAGTCACGCCCTCAACTTCAGTTGTGCGAGATAATGCGGCAGCTAACGGTTCAACTCTTGCACCTTCTAGCTCAATTCTTTTTAACTTTAATCGTTCTTCGAAATTTTACATTCGTAAAGCGTTTAATACAAACCCAACGAAAACGAACACATTTTTAAATGATACAATTGTGCATCCAGAATGGCTCGGAGAAACCTTTCAAAATAATTATGATACACTTATTGGTTCTGCTCAAGCAGGCCCTGATTCTGGTTCAAATTTCTATGCGTTTGTCGCCCCCCTTCAGGACAGCGGCGGCTCAATTAATTATGGAGCAAGAAACCGAAATGCAACCAAGGGTAAGACACCTTGGACTTTAGCGCAAAATCTTAATACCAGTTTTTATAAAACTTCAGACGCAGCTGCAAATCTTGGAACCGGAAAATTATTCCGACTTCATACTCACAATTATGGTATGTGGGAATCGCAAAACCTTAAAGTTTCAATCACAGATATACAGGCAGCAACAAACGAGTTTGATGATTACGGAACATTTACTGTTGAAATTCGAATGGCAAATGATTCGGATGAAGCCCCTTCATTGGTCGAAGTATTTCCAAACTGTAATCTTAATCCAAATTCTGAAAACTTCATTGCGAAGAAAATTGGTGATCAGTATGTAGAATGGGATGATACTGCAAGACGGTATCGATACTATGGAGACTATACTAGTCAGTCCAAATACATGTATGTAGAAATTACTGAAGAAGTAAGAAATGGTGATACGAACCCAATTACCTTACCATTTGGTTTCACTGGGCCTGTTCGATTTAATGGCTTCACCATTTATAGTGGTTCTTCTGCTCAAACATTTGGCTCACCTCGCGGTTCTGGTTATGATGCTGATACGGTCTTACAACTTTCACCGAATTGTTTTGGTTTCGTCAGTTCTTCTATTACAGAAGTTGCCGCAGGCGCATCAAGTTCGGCAGGTTTCCAAGGAGACATTGGTGGATTGTGGACAGGTGGCTATCAAATGACAGCTTCTTTCCTTTACCCAGAGTTTACAACACGTTCTGGTTCAAATGAAGGAAACTTGAACAGTCCTAAAGATGCATACTTTGGAATCAACACAGGACGGCCAGGAAGCTTTTCTACTTTTGATGATTCTTACATCGATTTGGTCAGGCCAGTATCAAGCGACATAACGAGTGCTACAGGAGATGCTTCGCAGGCAAATTCTGAGTATTCGTTTATCTTCACTCTTGACGATTTGAAGTACGAAAATGGAGTGTATGTATGGAGTTCTGGCTCATCACAACAATCTGCTGATGCAGACGCATCTGTAAATGCACTAAGTTCTTCTTATAACCAAGTTCTAAGTGACGGATACGATAGATTCACGATGCCGATTCTTGGTGGTTTCCATGGTTTGGATATTACAGAGATGGAACCATTTAACAATAATCGAGCATTGGCTTCGGGTAAAACAAACCTTAATAGTTACGCAGTTAATTCTGCAAAAATGGCTGTCGATGTTGTCTCGGACCCAGAGTTCGTAGAATCAAACATGATTGTTATGCCAGGTGTGGGTGGAGGAAATCATTCTGGAAATGGTGGTTCTCAAGTTCAACAACACATGTTGAGCACTTGCGAAAGACGTGCAGACTCAATGACACTGTTTGACCTGGTTGGTGACTATGTGCCACGTTCTGAATACGGAAACAAGTATGCAGATAGCAGCATTTTCCGACGACCCAAAGTACAAACAGCTGTTGATAAGCTGAATGCACGAGCACTTAATACAAGTTATGCAGCTTCTTACTATCCTTGGGTTCAAATTCAAGATAGCGAATCTGGTAAGAACATTTGGGTTCCACCGTCTGTTGCGGCTCTCGGAACCTATTCAAGTTCACAGAGAAAATCAGCAGTTTGGTTCGCGCCAGCTGGATTTACCAGAGGCGGTTTAACTGAAGGTTCTTCTGGATTGGCTGTCACAGCTGTTAAGCAAAAATTAATCTCTAAAGAAAGAGATGATTTATACGCAGCAAACATTAATCCAATTGCATCATTCCCGGCAGAAGGAATTGTAATCTTCGGACAGAAGACATTGCAAGTAACTCCATCGGCACTCGATAGAGTTAATGTGAGAAGGCTGATGCTTTTGGTCAAACGACGAATTTCATTCATGGCTTCTCGCTTACTGTTTGAACAAAATGTACAAGCAACTTGGGACCGATTTACAGGTCAGGTTGCACCGTTCTTGGATAGCATTGTAGCAGGAAACGGTCTATTAGACTATAAAGTCATTTTAGACGAATCAACCACAACCCCGGACTTGATTGATAGAAATATCATGTACGCTAAGATTTATCTCAAGCCAGCACGTTCGGTCGAATTTATCGCGATTGACTTTATCATTACGCGAACAGGAGCAGCATTTGAGGATTAAAAGTAATTCAATTACTATTTAAAATACAGGAGAATAAAAATAAATGACTTTTTGGTACGACTCACAAATTCAGCCCAAACGCGCTTATAGGTTTCTATTAAGTGTAGTTGGGGCAAATAATTCAATTAAACAATTTTTAATTAAAAAGGTTTCAAAACCTTCGTTTACAATTTCGGAGAGTGAACATAAGTATCTAAATCATACGTTTTATTATCCTGGTAAAGTCACATGGAATGAAGTTACTTTCACAATTGTTGATGTCGTTGACGACGTTGACAATGGTACGGCAGCTGTTATGAAAATGCTCGAAGGTTCAGGGTATCGAATCCCGACAACCAACGGAGAACTTTCAACAGTTTCTAAAGAAAAATCAGTCACAGCTTTAGGTCAAATTAAGATTCGTCAAATCGATTCTGACGGTCGAAATGTTGAAGGCTGGGCGCTTCATAATGCATGGATTAAAGATGTTAAATTCGGAGAACTCGACTATTCATCAGAAGAAATGCTTAATGTTGATGTGACTGTTCGATATGACAACGCCTATTTTGAAGGTCGTGGAGTTGGCAAACTTCCGACTAACGCAAAAGGTCCGAATTTACTATAATTTATAAGATAAAAAGAAGAGGTATATATGCCACGTAATGCTGGGCGTCTCAACGCTCCACAGAATGATTCAATTGAAGCAATAACAGAAAACAAAGCATCAATTTTTGACTTTGTTACACCAACAGAGTTTGTAGATTTACCAACAAAAGGAAAATTCTACTCAGAAAATCACCCACTACACAATGTCGATACAATTGAAATTCGACACATGACTGCAAAAGAAACGGACATTTTAAGTTCACAGTCTCTTTTGAAGAAGGGTCTAGCAATAGATCGGATGGTCGAAAATGTAATTGTTGATCCAAACATTAAAGTTAAAGACTTATTTATTGGCGATAAAAACGCCATCATTGTTGCATGTAGGGTAAATGGCTTTGGGCCATCCTATGAGACAAAAATCACTTGTGGTTCTTGTGGTGCAAATAACGAAGAGATTTTTGATCTTGGAGAAGTTGAAGTAAAGAATGTTGATGAGGAAATCGTTATTTCTGAACAAGGGACATTTATTATTTCATTACCGAGATCCAAAATTGATGCTGAATGTCGCCTTGTTAACGGCGCTGACGAACAAAAAATGCTGAAATTAGCAGAGAAAAAGAAGAAACTAAACCTTCCTGACACTGCTCTAACAGATCAGCTTAAAATTTTAATAGTTTCCCTAAATGGCGAAACTGACAGGGGGTTGGTTGAAAAGTTTGTAGATGTCATGCCCGCGTTTGATGCTTCCTATTTCAGAAAACAGTATGAAAAGACAGTACCGAATGTGGACATGAGCCATAACTTTGTTTGTCCGTCATGCGATGCAAACACTGTTATTGACATACCCTTTTCAGCCAACTTTTTTTGGCCTCAATGACGAATACGTCAAAGATGTATATGAACAGTTCTTCATTTTAAAACATTTTGGTGGATGGAGTTTCATTGAAGCTTATAATCTTCCGATTGGTTTGAGAGAATGGTTTGTTAAACGTTTGTTGAAACAATTCGAAGACGAAAAGAATGAAATAGAGAAGCAAAGAAAGAAAAAATAAAATGTGAATGAAGCCCTCGAAAGAGGGCTTTTGTTTTTGCAAACTAATTATAATACTGGGAGACTATTTTATGAACGACAAAGACATCACACCAATTGTAATTGATTTAACATCACAAAATAAACTAAATGAAAGTTGGCTTCGATTGTTCGGATATGGCGTTAAATCAATTCTCTCACACATGTTTGGCGAAACTTCAATTCCAGTCACAGTCCGAGGTTCTAAAGGCGATATTACTTCATTCGCAAATACTCTCGGCAGAGAAAAAAACTATCTCAC